TACCTAAAACTTTTGCAGGTTGATTTAACAAATAACTTAAAATAACAGCAAAAGGATATTCGCTTGTGTTTCTCCAAGCCGATTCTACCGGAGCAATATCACCAAATGTATATCTATTTCTCGAAGCACTTGCAATGTAATTTTTAGCAAAATTGCTTTCTAATGGAGCAAGTAATTCTCCTCTATCGTCAACCGGTATGTGAGATACTAATCCAGGTCTAGCATATTTAGGATTTCTTATAGGTAGCTTTCCTGGTTCTCTAATTAATCCTTCTTGCAAATCTTCCCATAATATTAGGTTATTGCTTGTGTAAGGAGCAACACCGTAAACTTCGTCCCACCATGTAGGCTTAATCGTAAAACCAAGCATCTCCCAAGGATGACTATGTGGGCGATCAGTGTCATATGCTTGCTTGTATACACCCCTCCAGAACCCTGGCAAGACCTCGTCATTAGGCCCGTTCATATTAGAATAATTTATTAAGAACTTATCAGCTCTATTATAAAAATCATTTTTTGTATAGTCTTCTTCTACTATTTGATTCCATTGTAAAAAATCAACAAGTAAAGAATTATCTACTTCTTGCTTAGAGAATCCTGTATCTCTATAAAATCCTCCAATAAAATCATTTATATCAAAAATTTCAGGATTATAGTCAACTTTTATATTATTAAAAATTCTTTTTTCTAATTCTAATAATAAATCATCTCTAAAATCATTAAATGCAACAGTTATACTTCCGTCGTGACCTTGGATTACTTTAGTAGGTTCTCTATATCTGTCATCAACAAATATTTGTGGTTCAAATTTTGGATAAAGTCCTAGTTTTGTCGGAGTTGGAGGAATATATGATCCGTCAGTACTCGAATACTCATAAATCTCTAATATATCTCCAACTTTTTTCTCTCCGATTACAATAGCAAATCCTTCAGGGCTAAAACCATAATCTTTATCTTTAATTAATTGTTTTCCATTTAGATATACATCTACTGATTTTGCACTCGGGGACGACCCGTCAAATGGTTCACTTATTGCATAAAATGGATTGTCTTCATCTAGAATCTCATACTCAAGTCTTTTACCACTACTATATGCAAGCATGTCACTAAAGTAGAACGGCATGTTTGGAGTTTTGTCTTTGTTAATTTCTTCTAGAATTTTATTAACATGTTCTAAATCTCTTCCATCAAAACCTAGTGTAGTTGCTGTTTGCAAAAATTGTCTTTTAAATTTTGCATACTCAGATTTAGAAAATCTAATTGCATTTACTATATTATGCTCTTGCGAGTTAAGATGATAGTTTGCAATATTAATAGGTCCAGAGTGTTTCATAAACCTTGTACCGAATTTATCTAAATCACCTAAGTCACGTAAATTACTTTTACCAGGATAAGAACCTTCAAATTTAGGAATTTCTCCTATCATTGTATTAACATGGTCAACTACTTCACCTAACGTAAAATCATTTATATTTTGGTTAAGAGGATTTCTCTCTAGGTTATTAGGAACTTCATAAAATCCATTTTGTGTTTTTGGACTTTTGCTAAGTGTTTTTATAAGGATAACTTGGTCTTCTAAAAGATCATTATTAAAAGTAACAAATGCCTTTTTATTAGCTCTATTAATAGAATAATCTGTACCTTGTTTTTGTAATTTATCATTTAAAAATACTAAAACTTTTAGATCATTAAGATCTCCTGCACTTTCGTATACATCAATTTCAAAATTATTTAATTGCGAAAGACTAGAAACGTATTGACGCAAAACATACTGTTTTGTAATTGTAGGTACGCTTGACCAACCGTTTTGGTATTTAAAATCTGTCCTGTTAGAATATTTTCTAAGATAGGCATTATCAGTTTTAATTGTTTCTACGTTTTCGCCTTCTTGTATTGTAAATGTATCTGAAAGTAAATTAAAATCAAATACAATATCTCCAGTGTTGTCTATAGTTCTATAACTTAAAGGAAATCCTAATTCTTCATCATTAGCGCCTGTACCTTCTCTATAACTAAAAAGTTTTGTTCCAGTAAATGTTGTGCTTTCAAAAATGTTACTGTTACTATACTCATTACCAATTGGACAACATAAATCAAAAAGAGGTGGTTGATTGTTTCTTGTTTTAATCTGTCCTAGTTTCCACTCTCCGTTTTCGTAATAATAACTTTTGCCTGCATTTTCATTACCTTTTGTAACCAAAACTGTTTCTAAATCCAAAGGCTCTGTGTCATCTGCTTCTATTAGACTTATTTGCCTAAATCCTTCAAAATTTATATATTTTACAACATAAATTTTATTTTTTACAAGAATGTCTGTGTCAGCAGTAAAGAGAATTCTCATACCTTCGGTAACATCGATACCATCAATGTTATAACCAGGACTACCTTCTATAATTGAAAATGCATCAGTTGTAAAATTATCAATTAAATCAATATCGGCTTTTGCATATGTACCAAAATTAAATAATTTTAAGCCTGATTCAAATTCTATAATCGGTCTTTTAGCTCTTGCATCTTCATCAATATTAGCTTGTGTTCTATTAATTTCTGCACTGCGATCTATTACATCTCTATGAATCCACCTATTATATCTCGACCAAGCATTTTTGTCATTTGCTGCACGACTAGATACAATGTAATCTTTATTAACAGGATAAGAATCATTATTACTAAATGGAAGCTGATCAAATCCTTGGCTGTCAAAAGGAACTAATCTATTTTCCGAATACGATGCAGGAATGATTAATTCTCTAGAATTAATTAATCTAATTCTTTCTCCTACACCTTCTACATAATATTGTCCAGTTTCGTATTTTGCAGGATATGTGTCGCCCAAAAAGTATATTTTCATACCATTAGATAATGACCAACCATCTCTAGTAACATATTCTTTCTTACCTAAAATTTCTGCTTCAACATCAATCTCAGTATTTTCTTCAATGTCATAAATTCTAATTTGTCCGCTAGTATTAACTTCATTTTTTGAAATATAAAATAGTCTATCGGGTGCATTATCAGGAACTGTAAATTCTATTGTCCCTTTTTCAACATATAATGTTGCAATTTCGTCGCCTTCTTCGCCGAATTTTCTGATGCCGTCCGGATAAAGTGTTGAAATATTTTCTTCGTCATCTAAGAATGTAACAGTACCGCCTGACGGAAGTACAATAAACTCTCCTAACTCATATGCGGTACCTGTTTCATCGTATAAAAAAGAATCATATAACCCTGCGCTTCTTACTCCATCAGTAAAGCCTGTAAGTAAAGCAGTGCCAGGAGTAAAGGTTCTACTTAACGCAAATGCAATAGGATGTCCCGGAGTATCTATTTCAAATTTATATGTTTGTCCTCTGTACAACTTTAAATTAGGATTTCTTGTAAATCCATTTGGAGAAAATACATATGCAAAATTATCATCATCTTCCTCTAGTGTTACCGTGTAAGTACTAGTAATTTCTCTTTCTTGTCCTTTAATCGGAACAGGCTGAGGACCTTCTGGAAGCCAATAGTACTCTCTAAAGTTAACAAATTTGTCCCAATCAATACCTGGATTCCAAGCATACGATTCTTGAGAATTTAATTTGCTATGATCAGCTACAGATCCGGAAAAATTATTAACAGAATTTACATAATCTATATAATCTCCGTAAAACTTGACATTTCCTAGATTGTCTTCTATTACTGTTGCAGGTTCTAATTGATAATTTTCTCTGTCTGAAGATACATCACTAATGTAAAAATCTTTTTTAGGTAAGAAAGATTTAGCATGTCTTCTGCCAAAATACCCAGAAACTTTTTCTGCTACACCCGGTTGTACTAATTGATCAAGAGTAGCTTGTAAAAAATTTACGTTTGCTGTTGTTCTAAAAAATCTAGGTAATAAATTACTTGTTTTTCTTTTATCTTTGTCATTAGGTACAGGTAAATTGTATTCGTTTTGATTGTTAATAGACATTAGTAACTATAACCTCCTGTAGAGCTACTTGTATTATTTGTTGTAAGTGAATTGGATTGTACTCCTGAATTAGTTGCAGATGTAGAGCTTACTACATTTCCATCCACTTTTAACTTTGTTGCTGTAATTTCATCAATAACTTCAATGTCAGAAACTGTAGCAGCACTTACAAAAATTTCATCTGGTTCAGATTTTATTTCAAATAAGCTTCCGAAGACTTGTGAATCTTGTTTCGGAACTATCAGTAGACTTGCAATATTAGGACTCATATTACTCATAATATAAGTGCTAAGTTCTTGGAAATAAAATGTGTCTCCAAAATCCCAGTTTTCTGACGAAAAGAATCTGTTAATATATTCTATTACTGTTGACTTTAATTGATTGTCGTTAATTACAATACTCGGATTTTTTACAATTTTAAAAGTAACTTGCAATTCTTCTAATGCCTTATCGCCAAACAATGCTTTATATTTTACAGGATGATAAATTATTTCATCACTAATTGACTTAATTAAATTAATTTGGTTACTATAATTTAGATATAATTGATCACTACTATCTGGCACAGGTTTTGTGCTTATTTCATTAGATAACCATAATCTGTATTGTATGTCATAATTTTTAGTCAGCAAATAAGTATCAATTATGTTTGAAACAGCGGGATCAATTCTTTGATCTGTATCTGCTGTGTGCAAATAATGGAATTTTAAATCGCTGCGACCTCTAAATGCTCTATAATCGCTTGTAACAAAAATGTTGTTTTTAATTTTATCTATATACTTAAAAACATTTTGTTCAATTATATAGAAGACTTGTTTGTCAGGGTATAGACTACGAGATCCTATATCTAATTCAGTTGCAACCGTAATAATTTTATTATTATCATTTTTTAGATATCTAAAATCTTCTGTTCTGTCTTCTGTTAAATATTTTTCTTGGAAAATAAATTTACTTGCAGTGTTAACACCAGGTGCCACTATTTCTTCAAATAGTTCTATGTCGTCATATATTCCGTCATCGTCAGAATCGAAGAAAGTTATTTCTATCTTTTTTGATTCAATATAACCAGATGCATCCCTATAACCATCTGATATAGACCAAGTATAATCTTGTGTAAATGGAACAAGTTCATCTGGCTTTTTATTGATATTAAGAATGCTGATTTTATCTTTAAGAACTTTACCTGTCTTGCTATCATAAATTTTGTCAGCACTATCAAAGTAAAATTTAATTTCATCATCACTTTCAAAAATAAATCTTAAATTTCTATAAGTGACTGTATAAGATTCTCCATCTGTTTTAAACCATAGCAACCAACTACTATCTAAATTTTGTGAACTTGTATTGCCTGCTTTACCTAAATTAAAGTTACTTGTAGTATCTAAATTTTCATCTAAGATAAGTTTCCATTGTCTATCAAGTTCGTCATATCTTAACCCAAAATCATTATAGGCAAATGTTTGATCAATTATTTGCACTATTACATCAGGTAACAAATTGTCTGCAAACTTAGGCTTAATTTCAGTTAACAATGCTCCTTGCGGCACTCTATCATTTACATATATAGGACCTAATGCCGATTCTGTGTCAGCGCCATCGCCCTGTACACTTACTACACTAGTCCATAAATATTCCTTACTTCCAGGATGATCAGCTTCTCCTATCATTAGCGTATTATCTTGCATGAAGTGATATCCTTCCGGAGCAACAAATTTTAACATAGTACCTGATTCTACTAATCTTAAACTATTAGCAGTAAAAGATCCTACCGAAAATGCGTCACCGTCTGCATCGATAAAATTACCTGTATTAAGATTTGTGTCGTCTGTGCGCTGATTCCATTGCGCATTCAAATCGCTAACAACTATCCTATTGTATTTAGATAGGTAAAAGTTTTTCATATTTTTTGCTGATAAAATAGGAGTTATTGTATTGTATACAAATCCTTCAATATCAGATTGTGTGTTAAAACTAAATTTAGTTTTTAAATCATACTCTTCTTCGTATAAAATTCCATCATTTGCAAATAAATTAGTTGAACTGTATTTTCCTGTTGTATCTTTTAAATCAAAATACCTACTAATACCACTGCTTAATCTATTTACAGATTTTACTTTTATAATATCTTGACTTACTGCTAAAGGACCTACATTATAATCTTCAGCTGTAATTAATCTATTTTGAGTATAATATGTAGCAGGTGCATTTTGTTTTATTTCATTATTAGTTTCCGCTGGAGCAGAATTAGAAACAGTAGTTTTTAAGCTAAGTGTTAATGTCAATGTTTCAGAATTATTAGATTTAGAAATATACGGAATCTCTATATTAATATTTGACATTCCTGCAGGAGAAATAGTCATATATCTATTTGCACTTGTTCTATAATAAATTTTAAAGTTGCCGCTAGGAATATTACCAAAAACACCATCAGCAAATACTAAATTAATTCTGTCTTCTACTCTAGAAGTAACAGCAAAAATATTTTTTATTTGTTTGAAAAGACTGTTATAGATTACATTGTTACCTTCAACAGTATCTACCTTTGTCCAAAGTTCTGTTTCAAACCCATTTAAATCTAAACTGTATAACCAAACATCTGAATTATTAATATTTGGTGTATCTATAGCAACTATTTGATTAGGTGTAGGCTCAGATACTGCAAAGTTTCCTACTTCTAGGTTACCTTGTCGAAAATGCATAAAAAATCCTGTATTAGAGCTTCCTGCACCTTTTCCGTCATCTCTATATAAAAATGCAGGATTGTTTCCCGGTAATGGAGGTTCTTCTGCAATCATATTATTATCAATGTCTGTCGACACAATTTCAAATCTTTCTGATTTACCTTGGATTGCTCTTGTAAATTTAAAAATAGGAGCATCTGTATTCAGTGCATTAAATCGATATTGTTCTGTTGGAACACCTGATATGTTAGCACTCTTTAAAGGCTTTCCTATAGGATTAGAAACAGGTAATCCTGCATTTATAATTTTAGTAAATTGTTCTAGCCATAAATTATTAGAAGGATCATTCCATCTTGCAGTGATTCCACTTAAATTAACACCGCTACTATCAAATATAGATTCGCTTGTTTTTACTGCTTCAATTTTTAAAAGTCCGTTAGCTGTTTGATTTCTTTTAGGATTATATGAAATAAGTCTTGCTAATCTAAGAACACTTTCTCTACGTTCTGCAGTTTCTAAAAAATTCTCTCTCGAATTTAAGTCTACACGGAAAGATAGATTTTGGCCTAAGAAAGCAATAAGATCGATAAGTGCCACATATTCAGAAGTTTCAATATAATCATTAAAATCTTCAGGATAATTTTCACGTAAATATTGAATCATTGTTCTACGTAAGTTATCAAAATCATAGCTTTGGAAATCTGCATTTCTAAAACTTTGGTAGATTCTTTTCCAATCTTGATTCAATAATAATCTATTTTGTCTATCCGATATCGACATAGCGAATTCCTTAATTTAATGTATTTATCAGGTATAAAAAAGTGCGTACTTAATCTGTAAAATTCGCAGATTGGTCAAATTTAAATTCTAATGTTTCTTGAATATTATAAGGCAAATATTCAATAGTAGCTTCTATTTGTATTCCAGATTCGTAAGTGCTTACAAATACTTGTTGTGCTGTTACTCTAGGATCATAATTAATAATTTCAGTTACATTATTAATAATTGCTTCTTCGATTTCGGGAGTTAATTGTTCAAATAAAACGTCCCAAATTATAGTTCCAAAATTTGGATCAGAAAGTTTTTCTCCTTGACGTATATGGAAATGGTTAATAATATCCTGTTTTATTAATTCTAAGTCATATAAATTAAAACTATCTCTAGTAATATCTGCTGTGCTAAATCCTCTATAAGCAATACCTTGCGAACCGATACTGCTTTGACTAGAACTAACACTTACTCTTTTATATAAATTCTTTTCTAATGTACTCATTTTTAAACTCCTTGAACTGCACCAGAACCTATAGCATAATATTCATCGCCTGTTGTTCCGTATGCATCTGCACCGCCTGCACCCCTGCGCCAATTATTCATACCTCCAGCACCTAATAAATGTGAACCTGCTAACATTCCACTTATTGTTGTTATATCGTCACTAGTTCTTATACCGCCATTACTAGTTAGATATCTACGATTAAGATTAGTATAATCAATCATTGCTCTTTCTTGTACTTGAGGACTATTCAACCAATCATCTAGGCTATTGATTCCATTTCTGCCTGTCCAATTAGCAGGATCTGCCATAGATGAATTTCTATTACTTGCAGAAGATGATATGTAACCTAAATCTTTAAGTGCTGATGCGCCAAATTGATATTTTCCTGCAAACCCAATGCTATTAACAGCAGTATAATTGTTATTACTTTCTCTTTGGCCGATAGCTCCTAGATAAGCAGCAGTTTGTTCTGAAGTAAATCCATCAATTGTGCCTACCAATTGATCAGTAGATAACGGTGCACCAATATTAGGTGCTAAATTTGTAGTAGGAACAGCTGAACTAGCTTGTCCCGGAACAACTCCTGTGCCTCCGCCCGATGACGGTGCACCGGCTGTGCCTCCGCCGCCTACTCCTGAAGGAGTAGCTGATGCTGAGCCTGAACCTTTTGCAAATGTATCAGGTGTTAACGGAGTAAAGAAATTACCTGCTAAAGGTCCTACTTTTTCTCTGTCAGTTTCTTTTGTTTTAAATGCTAAAGGATTCATATTTTCATGATGTGGCCAGGGCTCGTGTTGAGGAGATCTTGCAAGTATGCTAGGATAATATGTTGGATCTTCACTACCTGGTGTAATGTAAGGTAATTGTATAGTAGGCAAATGAATTACTTCTACTGCATCAGCAGGATTTTCTGCATCTGTAGCTGGCAATGCTGCAACTGATACTGACGGATTGCCGCCGGCACTAGCAGCGTTGCTAAGTCCGCTATTCCAATGGATTTGTCCTGCATCTCCTGCAATAACTCCTGCACCTTGTATATTAACATTAGACCCTGTTGTATGATAAGAACTTTGTCCAGCAATGACATGGTGTGTAGTGCCAGCTTCTTGATGGATTGTAGTAGCAGAAATAATAGTTGTATCGTCTGCAGATTGACTTCTAATATTAGAATCTGATATTAGATGCACCTCTCCTGTTATTTTTTCACGTCTATATCCGTCTATTGTTCCTTCTACATTACCTGACGCATAATATCTTATGTCACCGTCTCCCCCATCTCCGCCAATGGATCTCATATTAAGGCTTGCATTTTTAAGGAAATGTATACCAACTGCAACATCATGAATGTTGCTGTCACTTTTTCTATACCAAGAAAATCCACTACTTTCATGAGTAAATCCATCCGAACGTTGGAATCTAGATTTATTAGTATGGAAATGATAATCTTCTTTAACAAGAACTTTCATTTCTTTATCAACTACTGTGTCGCTCATATTATGAACTGTAAGCTTATAATCATTACCAACATCTATATTAGTGTTCCACGCACTTTCTGCTTGTATTCTTCCTGATTCATTATCATTAATATCGAAATTAGCACCGCCACTGTACCTTGCTGTTGCTTTCATATTAATATTTCTGCCTGCTTCTAGATTTATATCTCTTTCAGCAGTAATATTTAGATCAGCGCCTGTCATTATACTAATACTATCATCTGCATGGATATCAATTTTACCGTCACTTGTTAATTCTATCCATGCCGTTCCTCTACTATTACCAATATAAATTAAATCTTCAGAATTATGTAATAGTATTTGATGACCTGTTCTTGTTCTTAATCTAATATGCTCGTTGTGAGGTATCGTAGGATCACCATTTACATCGCCTGCTTCTACATTAGCATATACAGGAGGCCCGTCTTCTGCATGAGTTTTTCTAATATATTTGTCGTCGCCATCATCAAATACTAGACTAGAACCTCCTAGTCTGTTAAAAAATTGTTCAGCTTTAGATTTTTGATTACCATAATTATGTTTCGGAGCACCTGGCCTCTTGTCCAAAGGTCCTGGAGTGTTCATTCCAAACACCATACTAGGTACTTCTCTTCTAGCACTAGATGTTGTGGTACCTCTTATTTCATCTGCCAATAATCCTTGATTTTCTAAAACTTGTGTAAAATCTTTATTATAAGGTTTTCTAAATTTTGTAGGATCTTTGCCTTCGCCGGTTTCTACTTTTTTATTGTATTCTCCGGTAGGTAATTTTTTACCTTGAAGTGAAGCAGGAGTATCAGGTCTTGTAAATGTTGTACTAGGACTATAACCAGGAAGTTGAAAATTCATATAGCTGTCTTGTATACATCCTATCCAATATCCATATGCACTATTATCTTCTGCAAATATTACAAGAACTTTTGTTCCAATATCTGGCGGCACTGCCCATATTCCGTAAGATTTCTGTGTAAATTCATATCCTTCATTTGCTTGCGTTGATGCTTCCGGTGTAACACCATAAAAAGGACTAAGATATCTTACCGTAAAAATTTGTCCTGTTCTTTCTGGATTATTACCACTTGTATCGTGTCTAAGAAGTTCTACTTCTAGTGTTCCCATATAACTAGGGTCTAAGTGATTTACAACTAATGCTTCATAAGGACCGCCTGATGTGGGCCTAATTTGATTAAATCTTGTTCTGCTATATGTATTACCTATACTCATTCTCTACCTGCTTCACTTATATAACCCATTGACCTTGCATAAGCTCTTTCACCAGCTGATAATTTTGCTTGGGCTGCGCCACCGCCGATGGCATCATTAAATGATCTTAATTGTTCAACTTGTCTTGCATCTTCGGGTAGCCAAGCCGACGGTGTATTTCCTTGCTGTATTAATCCTGCTGCTTGCGCAAGTGACGGATCTACTAGTCCTTCGCCAAATCCTATACCGTAAGTACTAGGGATGCCTGCTGCCTTTGCAAGTGCCGGATCTACTTGTCCTACATCATACCCAATAAGAGGATTAGACCCTACTACACCAGTAGGATCAACAGGTGCTCCCCTAAGAACACTTCCTGCACTGCCTGTACTAGGTGCACCAGGAACAGAAGTTGTGCCACCTCGGACATTTCCAGTACCGCCTCCTAATCTAGGTCCAGATCCTCCGCCTTGTCCCGGTGGACCATCTCCTAGCACATTAAATACTTTTTGTCCACGTAAAAAATCATATCTATCTTTTAAAGGAGATTTAGGAATATAAGGTCTACTGTTAGAAATAGCACTTCGAGAAGCGGCTGCTTCAGCAGGTGTAAAATTTGTTACTCCGCTTAGTCCTATGTTAGCAGCTATTTGTGAAGGAGAAAGTCCGGCTGCTATGTTCGCAGCATTTCCTAGCACAGAAGTGTCTATAACTGACGAAACGCCATTTGCTAATGCACTTCCTAAAGATCCTAAAGGATTAGATACTATTTGTGATACATTAGAAACAGCATTTCCAATTGTTCCTGCAATATTTTGTGCTTGAGTAAGTTGTGCAACTGCATTCCCTGCTAATGCACTAGCTTGCTGTGTAAGATTATTGTAAAATCCCTGAGCTTGTGCAGGTAATCCCTGGGCAAGTGCAGACACATTTTGAATCGATGAAACTGCTTGTGCTACATTTCCTATAGGAGTTAATGTAGTAGCAAAACGATTTGCTGTAGATGTTAGTCGACTTGCAGAACTAACTAAATTTCTAGGAATATTAATTGGCATTTCATCCTCCCATAATATCTCTTAGCCAGATAGGGGCACCATCACTACTTTGAGCAGATGATCCAAAATAACTAGCGCCGTATCCGTCCATTCCTGGCTGTAATGAATTTCCATCTGCAATATCAACGTGTAATGTATTATTTCCCATATATCCGTTACCTGCGCCTACTGCGGTTGCTCCTGCATTTCTTGCAGCGGTAATAAATGTTTGTATCATTGCTAGATCTTGTGGATTATTTGTTGTAAGAGGACTTCGACGTCCTTCTTCTCTACTAAAGAGCTGAACATCAGCTGCAAAACCGTCATCGTGTCTATGGCTACCTGTTCGGCGGGTATCTGTTTGTCCACCACTAGTAATAACAACATCAACTCCTGCTGCCGCTGCTGCACTAGAAAGTATACCACTTAATTGACCTTGGATAGGCTGATTTCTAGTTTTTGCATTAAATCCAGAAACATAAGAAACTGCTCCTGACCCTTGTCCTGTATTAGGACCTGTAGGAACAACAGTAGGAGTTATATTTAAATTTTGTATATCTTGGGCTGTTGCTGTTGGAGAAATGCCTGCGGCATTTGCTAATCTCGGATCTACTTGTCCTACACCGTAACCAATTGCTCCTGGTCTAGAACCAACAGCGCCGCCTGCGCCTTCAAAACTGTTATTACTACCTTCTGATAAATCAACACTGCGGTCAAGTCTTATGTTTTCTGTATCACCCGTTGGAGTATCATTTTGACCTCTTCTTCTAAGTATCTGTAAGTCTTGAGTGAACTGTCCATTTGAAAACTTATTAACAACACCAAGCACTTTATACAAGCCGCTAAATTGTTTTACTAGTTTGCTAAATTGCATTGTTCCGTCTTGATTGTAATCAAATGGAATTCTAAAATTAACAATTATAAAGACTTCCGAATTTTGGTAATCAATTGTGTTGTCAGATGTTAAAAATGGCGCACTAGGGGCTGCATTATAATTACCCATACCACTTGTAGGTATAAAATAAGGATCTCCCCAAATACTTAAATTTCCTTGTATTAGATCTACGTTACTATTAATCAAGGAATCATAAAATGCTTGTGCAATGCCAACTTTTGTTGAAAAAGTTTCTGACATTCTTCTACCGCCTTTTGCAGTAAATCCTTTTCTATTAGATTCTTGTAAAGATGCATTTCCTTCTCTTGGATCTTTTCCGTTTCCAAAACCTCTATCCTCAGGAGCAATAGTTGTATTATCTTGTTTTCCAGGATTTATTGTTTCAATAGATGCAC